CTTGATGATTGTGAGAAACGGTGGAGTCAGCAAATGTGTGATAACCACACTTGTGACAGTGTTCGTGGCCGTCTGAATATTCGCTGTTAGCGTCAGACGAGCCACATTCAGGACACGGTATGTGCCTTACAAATTCAGACTCAGACGAGCCATTTAATTGGTATGCTTGCAAAAGAACACCATGGAATGTTTAATTTTTCGCAGTATTTAGCGTAAGTAGTCTTTGATTTCTTGCTGATCGTATTAAAGGGTGACTGAAATACCATGCGAAGATCAAGTTCAGGATGTTGTTGTTTGACTGTCTTGATCTTGCGCCTGTCAGCTGCATCCCAATATCCTTTGCACTCTAGGATTACGCCGTTGTGAGGAAGTACGAAATCAGGAGTATAGATATGAGATATAACATAATCGACTTTGGTAGTTTCATATTCGTATTTAACACCCAGATCTACAAGAAGGTCAGCAACCTTCTCTTCAAGACCAGAGCGGAAAGCCATTCATCCAGTCGTCGTAGAGTTCGTCAAAGTCTCGGTATTCGTATTCAAAAGTCATCAGAACCCAACTCCACATCCTTATTAGGAATGACATTTGGCTCAGATGCCTTATATCCAGCAGTAGTTCCAAACAGTGCAGCTACATCTTCAGTAGACATGTCACCAATATCTACACCTGCTGATCCATTAATAGTGACAATCTGGACAGCCTTAAGTTTCAGGCTAGATCCATAGGTGACACCATCTTTAAGGATGTAAGGCTTTTGGTAAAAAGCAAGCTTAACTTGACTACCTGAATACACAGGTACATTCACGTCTGTGATTGCTGTTCCTTCTGTATCAACAATAGGTGGTCGGTTGTCATCATTCCAAGAGAACTTAACCTTGTACTGACCATCACTAACTTCTTCCCAAGGTTCAGGCTTAAGAACTGACCTTTTTGGATTCTTGAGCTTTGACTCAGCCCACTTCAATGATTCAACTCTGTCGTCTTCTAGTTTGTTAACAATATCTTGACCAACAATGGCAGACAAAGAATATCCAAACTTAGACGGTTTCAATACAGCCTGATACCCTTCAAGGACTACAGGCTGTTCGGTTACAAATGTGTTTCGTGTCATTAACAAAAAAAATATGTGGATTCAATTACTGACTCAGGATTCAAAGTGCCAATAATCGGTGGTTCGGATTCAGCTCCGATCTGTTCAGCCCATGACTTCAGGTAGTCATGTTCCGCAAATAAGTGCATGTATGTCTCACGAACAAGGGTTGAAAGAACAGACATGTCAGTAGCACGACATAAAACCGAGTCGTGTATGAGGGCCAACGGAGCGTTGAAGCGTAGTGCAGATAAGTGGAGTAGAGAGGCATCTAGAGAATGAATAATGTTGGGTGCAGTTGCATTCTTATGGTGTGATTTATCGACTTGATTCTTATCACCAGTAGCAACAAAGATGTTGCAGTTACCTAGAAGTTGCAGTTGAATTCTTTCAATTTGTTTCTTCATCAGCCTTTGTGTGACAACAAACCCAGATGGTGTGACCCATGTGAGTTCTTTTACACCTCTGTCAATGGCCTTACTGACCTCTGACTCAATCCATTTCATGACACGCATTGGGCCAGGAAAGATCTCATCCATTGCAGCCCTGACAGCTTTGACAATTTCTGTCAGCTCTTCATTACTAACTTCAACCTCTTTATCCTTTAAAGCATCACGAATATAGCCACGATTGCTATATGGTTTTGCATTATATGGAATGGTGAGGCAGGTTCGTTTTGTACATTTTCTATCCCAATAAGGTTTGACCTTGTCGGGAATAGAGTCAATACATGCTTCAGCTACAACTTTGTATGCATCCTGTGGTTTATCACTTGGAAGCACATTCACATAAGCAGCAGTAGAAGCGTCACGGGCGAGACCAGCGAGCACCTGCAAGCCAGACGCAGTGGCATCAATGGCCACTGGCAGGTTTGTGTAATTTCTATCGCACAAAATACAGGTGTGATAGTACTCATCACAGGCAGCAAGGAACTGCCAAGGCTCGTCCATACCTTCCCAAGTGGAAAGGTTGCCAATGGGGTCAGTAGCAACAGCCTCGATCAGCCATTTGTTGTCTTTGACCCATTTCTGCCTGTCCTCCATAGTGTCTTTGTCCAGACCCTTTGTCGTGCTGACCTGAAAGGCCAGCCATTGTTCAGCATCTGGTGTCATCAATGCTTGTTGATGAAACTTTAGTAGTGATTTACCAAAGTCAGTATCTTGTGGAGTTAAAAATGCAGGGATTGGATATGCTCTACCCCTATAATCCAGGCTCCAAGGACAATAAAACTTCTCGTACTGTTCAAATACATCAACAGCATTCATTGTCATCCGTGTACGACACGAACGCTTGAACTGCTGTGCATTGACGTTCATCGCCTCTGCTGCCCTCCTACGGTAGTCCTTGCGGGACTCCGCATTGTTTGCGATGTCTACGGGCTTAGGTGGCAGAGGTGTTTCAACAACAGGGATAAACTTTCCAACCGCAATTCCCCTCTCTTGCAGCGTCCTTGCGACATCAACAATGAAAGGATTGAGGGTGTATGCAACCTTCTGAATGTGGTTCAGAAAGTTGATTGGTGTTTCTCCCTGTATACACTGCTTATTGCCCCGGCGAACCATGTCATTGCCGTGCATCACCTCATTGAGGATGTAGCCACCACCTGTTCCGTCAGGCTGCCAGTCGTTTGGTTCAACGATCATGGGCCAAGCAATTGGGCTGAATAGCTCAGCCGTGGCCATCACCTGGTCCTTGATGACCATGAACTCAGGTGTGGGCACCACGTAGTTTTGGCGCTTTTTACCCTCTTGACGCATGTCGAGGGTGAACCAGCCACTGGCTTGGCAGATGCAGTCCAGTAGCCAGGCACCAAGCTTGACCTTATTGGCCCTGCCCCATGCCTTCCACATCGGCACGTCATAACGACCCATCAGGGTTTTGATGATTGTGACCTTTTGGTCAGTGCCGCAGCTCTTGTGCCAATAGTTCTCCTGCAGCACATGCAGCAGGCCAGGCACCTTGGCCTCGTAATGGCGCAGCATGCACTCGTTTTCACAGGCTGTGCCGATGGCATCGGTCACATGTGCAACCTGGTTCGCCTTGGGTTTGGTGCTGAAAACCTTGTCGAAAGTGATTTTTGATGCCAACACAGCCGCAGATTCAGCATCTAACAGGTTCAAGAACTGATGGATTTCTGCGAATGCTTGACCAGTTTTACGCTCATGTATGCGGTGGTTTGTCTCATTGATCTGTCTCACTACTAGTGGAACAAGCTCTTGAATTGACGCGACACCATAAACACTGGCACTGGCATAGCTCTTGTCTTCTAACTTTGATGTATTGGAGTGAAGGTTCTCCAATCCTCGTTTGATTTGTTCTCGCTCAAGCTTAATTTGAGCACCAATGTCAGCAAATAAAGTCACTGAGAATGCACGTTAGAACTGGGATGTAGATATCTCTCTTAGTGGAACGGTCCAAAAAGAAGAAAGGCCAGGCGATGTGCCCAGCCTTGTGTAAAATGATTTCGCTAGTGGAAGTTAGTCACAACCAGAACCTGAAACTAGCGCGTCTACCAATTCCGCCACATCCGCGTGGTCGTAGCAATGGATTCCAGTGATTCAACAATCGTGAGACTGAGAAGAATGGAGTACCAAAGCCTGATGCGAGTGTAGCAGGGAGGGGTGGTAGTCACGCCTAGATCGCCTTTTCGTGTTCGATTAGGTGATCGACCAGGCCATTGAACCAATCAGAGTGTTTTACTGATTCGTCCTTGGCACCGGTATCAAGTTCCATGGCTTCGATAAGCCTGGTTGCGACCAAGTAGGTCGCCTCGTCCATTGTCTCCAAGGTGTGTGTGTTACTCGTCAATTTTACTGATAATGGTTATCAAGGTCAAGGGATCAAATGGCACTCATAGCCTGGACTGCGGCCTGATCTGTGTGCCTTGCATAGCGCAAGGTTGTCTCAACTCTTTTGTGGCCACATAGCCCCATCAATGTTCGCATTGGTGTACCTGCTTCCGCATGCCACGTTGCAAACGAATGGCGCAATGTATGAAACACAAAGCACTCTTCATAACCAACATATTTGCGCACCTTTTTAAAGGCACGTAAGAGTTGATCTTTGTCAGCCCATTCATCACCGAAGATCCGCACATTTGGATTGGCATATTCCAAACGTTCAGAAAGTATCGAGCTGATACGTTCATGAATTGGAATTGCTCTGTAGTTACGAGCCTTGGTGCGCTGATCAGGCAGACCACCGACGTGGATCAGACCTTCGCCAAGTGACACATCACGACACTTGAGCTTGAGCAGTTCACCCTGTCTCATGCCTGTAAAAGCAGCCACGGCCATGATGTCCGCGAGGTCTTTACGTCCATATGGATCCAGGGCAGCAGCATGCAGCCGCCAGAACTGGTCCTTGGTTAGGTAAGACAGACGATGTTCATCTTCCTTGCGCTTTGAAAACGAAGGAGGATTGCTACAAAGCTCACGTCTGGCGCAGTGGTGCAGAACTGTTGAGACGGCTGAGGTGACACGGTTGATGGTTGCATCACTCTTGCCCTCTTCTTCTAGCTCTACACCAAGGTCTTCCATGACAGTGATGTTGATGCGATCACAAGGGAAAGAGAGTCCCTGGTGTCGGGTGAAATGGCCGCAGTTGATGATCGCAGGCTTGCGCCCTGATCCATTACGCCACGTTGGACGTGTCCGCAATGTCTCATCTACGGCTTCACCCCAAGTGAAGGATTTAGCCATAAATCATGGTTTTCATTGATTGAGCTAACTGTTTGCCGCGTGGTGTGAGTGTGAGGATTTGAAGTCTCCTATTGGTTTCGTCCCTTGTCTTAGTGATAAGGTCAAGCCCTTCTGCTTCACGACCAGGGCGGCCAGTACTAAGGATGTCTGTGTTGCGGCTTGAAGAAGCAGCAGTAAGACCTAGAGCCTCAGCCATTGCATTGGAATGGCACATGTCATGTGATGCCACGTAAAGGAAGCAACACAAGACCTGGCCTGGCATCTCACGATCCAACAGGCGTATCTGTTCGAAGGCGCTACGGATTTGATCCATGCGCCCATCGGTGCATTGATTGCGTAGTGGGTCCACCGTCCTAATGTGATGTGGGACACCACTACACTAGCGCAACCTATGCTTTTAGTGAATAGGTTAAGCGATAAGGACTATTTATTGAAGTCCTGGCCGTTGGCCTCCTGAATTGCTTCCTTGAGAGAATATGCTTTGCTTCCAGGTTGGTAAGTACCAGCTAGCACAATCTGCTGTATTTGTTGATCTTCAAATGCTCTTTTGACAAAATCCTCACGTACACATTGATAGATCCACTCACCCATGTTTTTACCCTTTAGAGCAAGAACACTTTTGAGCAGAGCATGGCACTCATCGGGCATGTTGAAATTGACTCTTTTCAATAGATGCTCCGAAAAGTGCGAACTTTTAAAACTTTAGAGCACATAGATCTGCTGTTACAAGTAACTGAAGTTACATTCATCAAGCATTTGTGACTCAATTAGATTAAGAAGTTCATCTTTATGCGGATGTTGCATGATTTCTTCTTGCAAAGTGTCGCAAAGCAAGTTAAAGCTCTTCATCGTCATGATCTTGGGGTCTAGGTCCGACGTAATGCTGTGCGTCATGGGTGACTACGGTAAATTCGTGTGTTTTGTTGTTTAAAAGTTGAACAATCTTGTTATCAGCCGCATATTTGCGTCTATAAACATGTTCTTTGACCTTTTTTGTAGCGAGGTCAGTGGTGCGAATAATGCAATTAACGCTGCTGGGTAACTCCCACCCTGCAACCTTCCAGTCCATAACTTCTAAGAAGGTATGCGGAAGGAACAATTCAGGGTCTGCGTCCTTGTATTCTTTCCAATTATTAGGAAAGTAACTCTTCTTCTTGCCACTCATCGGTTATACGTACATTTATAAGGTTAGTGTTTCTTTCTTCGGCCAGTTCCAATGCACCATATGCGGCTTGCATAGGACTTCGAGCGAGGATATAAATAACCTCCCCACTAGAAAGT